CTGGTTAAAATCCACACGATAACAACACAACAATATCAGTATCTCATGCTATTGCCCGAACCCATTCGGGCATTTTTTACCCATAAAAAAGCCCCTCCGGAGAGGGGCATGTTTGCATGCACATTCTTTTTCTTGCATGGTGCCGGGTGCCTCCCGGTGAATTCAGTATCAGCACCTGAATCCGCGATTATCCCATATACCTGGTTGCTGATCGCCCCTCCGCACAGGGGGATTCACCATGCAGAAGTGTTTTTAATAAACAGCAAACAAAAAAATCAAGCATTATGCAGGCTGTTTCTTTTTATCACCGGCCACAGCAATACCACAATGCCGCAGACCAGCACCCCATCCGCCAGCACCGACATGATTCTGCTGGTGAAATCCACCATCACCACCAGAAACAGCAGGAGTGCAGCCACAGCCAGGCGCAGTTTTACCGTCACAGGTGATTCTCCAGACGAAGACCCAGAACACCGGCAATCTCTTCCAGCACCTTGCGCTCTTCCGGCTCAATTTCGCCGTCTGCCTCCGCAATGGCCACCGCCACATCCAGCACATCTTCCGCTTCACGCGTATCGTGTTTCACATCCTCAATCTCGCGTAACGCGGCACGACGACCAATTTTAAAATTGGTATCCAGCTGACCGATAATAGTTGCGCTAATCGCATTAATTTCCGAGGTAAACGCAGACAACGCAGGCTGATTACGTAAGACCTGTTCGATCTTCGCTTTCTCGGATGCCTCGCATTCACCATCTGCATAGGCCACCAGGTATGCAGCGTTAATCACCGCCTGTGCCAGATCGCGTTTCTCAAACTTTTTAATTTCCGCTGCCGCTCTGCGGGTTTTCTTTTTGAAGATTCCAAACATCGTGACGTTCCTTTGGGTGGGTGAGCCAACGCCCGGGAGCGATCTGCCCACAGAGAAAGTCACACTGACCACTCCGTAAGCTCACCCCCGAAAGGCTCTGTGGTTGATATGCGCCGGGCGTGGCGCAGATACAAAAAAGGCCCGCCGAAGCGAGCCTGGAAAATAAGTGTGGCGCGTTGTAGTGGAGTCGAACCACTGACCGATTGCTTAGAAGGCAATTGCTCTGTCCGGCTGAGCTAACAACGCAGAATACCGATAATGGACCGCCATCGGGGACCCGCCCCCGCACCAACAACCCTGTTATGGTGTCGTCTGCTCTTCCTGATAAGCTAATGGCGGTTTGTGATGGTGGCCCTTGCTGGATTTGAACCAGCGACCTGGCGATTATGAGTCGCTCGCTCTCACCACTGAGCTAAAGGGCCGGGAGCAGAATAATAACGGTCCGTAATTAATTCCGCAATAAAAAACCCGCTCAATGGCGGGTTCTGGTAAAGTTCATGCGTTTGGTTCGCCTCGCGATACAGCTTTGCGAAGCTTACCGGAATTGAAGCAGTTTTTACGTCAAAAAGCAATAACTTTTTTCTCTATACCAAAAGCCATAACCATTGGTTTGTACAAAATAAATTCTGCCACCTTTAGCCAATGCTCAATGCGTCTTTCACAGGTTCTTAAACTCCATTCCGGATGTGCATCATTCAGCAGTTCAGCCATTTTGCGCTTAGTCATCCCCCGCCCCACATAACGCTGACTCAGAACATTGAGCAGCCCGGGATAACCTGCCAGTACTTCACCAATAACCCTGTCGATTATTAACGCCTCTGAATCGGTACAATGCACCAGCCAGCTTTTTTGCTTGCCGTTGATCATATCCCGCAAAAAAGCCTCAAGTTTAGGTTTGTCCAGACCTGCTTTTTTCATCCTCCGGAGCGCCTCGTTAATTGCCGTTTTTGTCAGCTTTTTAGAGGTCAGCAACTGGTTGAACATATTTCCCGTCTTACCGCCGCCAATATACGACCAGCGCCCCCACATACGTAGTTTCCCCTGAATCCAGACACTTTCCAGCGTGGTGAGACGAAGGTGCTCTCCGCTTTTTCCTGTGTTCGTTGGGTAAATCATAAATAACCGTCCTTTCTCCAGATCTCTTGTGTGCGAAAAACACCTTCTGCATGCATCAGGCGCAATTCTTCTTTGGTGTAATCGCTGGTTTTTACTCTCCCGTCGATTAAATCGTGGCATGAGTTACAGGCAATCGCTGCCTGCATATCGTGTGGCTTTATCGCTGTTCCGCACGTTCCCGCCAGTCGGTAATGCGCCAGCACAGACGTTTCCGGATCGTGATTGCAGTAGCCAGGAATTCTGACGGTGCACATCTGCCCCCGCGCCGCTTTACGTAAATCCACCATTACGCAAACTCCAGTAGCTGCGCGGCCACATTTTCGACTTGTTCCGGAGAGGAAAATTTACGGAACAGGATCCAGTTCCACAGTACATTCAGCACAGATTTATAAACCTGCTGAAACTCGGTTTCGTCCATATTCGCAAACGAGATGGATTTCGCCCTGCGCCCACGGCTACCGTCCGGATAAATATGCTCGGTGTAAAATCCGGCCTGAATGGTTACCCACTCGCGGAAAGCCTCAAACGACTTTAGCAATGCTGTATCTCGGGTTCTGCGTGTCGCAACTGTATTCAGATATTGCTCTGCGGCTTCGCTCAGAGCTGGCGTATGTTCCCGGCCTACTGATTCACACAGATAATCAACGAAACCGGACACCAGTTTTCGTTCGCGAGGAGTGATCGCCCCACCGACCGGAGTCCAGTAATCGAATCCGAGTTGCAGAAGTTTGAAAAAACGCTTATGGAATGCGTAGTTACGAACGCGCTTAAAATCAGCGTGTATCCACTCGCCTATTTTGATTTGATGCAGAAAATCACAACTCTCCGGCGTCGCCGGGAGAAGTAATCCGGAAGAGGTTTGTTTGACCAGTTGTATATGCGCCATTGCTGTCTCCAATGGCGCTGTAGGTTGCCAGTTGTTCAGGCTGGCTTACGAATTATAACTCATTCGCGAACCACCTTGAAACCGAGCCTTTCAAGGTATTCAATGAATGCCTCGATAGATAAAATCACATGATCATCAGGAATTAACGTTGTGTAGATAACTTCTCCATTCTCAACGCGCACAGCATAGAGGCCATCTTCACTAAAAATTTCACGCAATTCTTCGATTTTCATCTTCAGAATCCTTCCAGATAAATAGCACTCCCCTGTTCGGGGTCCATCCCTCTTCTCCCTGCGCGCTACTTAAGTATTTTTGATTCTATTCCGGCACTATCCAAAACTTCAAACGCGTTGAAAATAAAAACAAAAACCCGCCGAAGCGGGTTAAGTGTGGGTGCATTGAGGATGCCTGACACATCAGAGGTGGCGGGAGATTACTCTCCCGCCTGGTCACTCTTACTCTCTAGATTCGTAGTCTACGAAGACAGCGACCTCCGTCTGCCCGGTTCGGATTCGTACCTCGCAGAGGTCTTTCCTCGTTACCAGTGCCGTCACTATGACGGTTAAACAGATGACGATCAGAGCGATTAACATCGCCTTTTGCTGCTTCATAGCCTGCTTCTCCTTGACCTTTCGGTCCGTAAGAGGCTAATCTCTATGTGTCGCATAGATATGGCCTCAGATTAATGTTAAGCGTCTTGCCGGACGCGTAATGTTAACTGGGGCTTTTCTCTGTCTGCCTTACGGCGGCATGCCCGAGGCAGACAGCCTCAAGCACCCGCAGCAATTCTACTTAACTCTCGCTTTACAGCAAACCGTTTTTGCCCGATATGGGAATTCCCATACGGAATGAATTCAGTTCCCCAGGCGATCCATCAAAAACACAACCAGGCAGTAAACACCCACAACAGCAATAACAGCCAGAGCGCCTTCCATTACCAGTGAAATATCATCCGACATATTCCCTCCCTTGGTGTGAATTCCGGCGAACGTTTTTACCCCCACCGACAAATAACATATACTAGAAAAGCAATAGCTATAGCAACGCCTGCAAATGCATCGGGCCGGCTCATTGGTGCGCCCCCTGTATCGCTTCTACTGCGATCTGACTGGCGTATTTGTTAATGGTAACGATAAGTTCTTGCTCGGCCTCATCCAGACAACCACCGATACCTCGCCTGTCACCTTCAGAAGCATCGAAATCTGCACGAACCCTGGCGACCTTCAGGATTGCGGACAACACCTCATCAGGGATTGCCGGAGAGTTGGTTGACGTTTCCGAGGTTATCCGAAAATTATTGGTTGACGAATTCTTATTTTCCCGAAAGTTTTCGGCATGAAGCATGGCGGTGTTATACCCATCCGCGAAAATCTCTGCTTCTTCGTTATTCAGTTCGGCACCAAGTTTAAGCGCAATAGCTTTTGCCATTGAGGCGGTAATTTGATGGCATGGCTGACGTCCATGAAGCATGGCGTCGCTCCGCTCTATGCCATCCAGCGCAATTCGAAGCGCATGAATTGTAGTAATGCTATCGTTTGGGGTTATTCCGTATCGTTCGAATACAGCGATATGGTTGCGCATAATCGCAGGTGTAAGCTCTTTGTAAGCAAGAGCAAGAGGTCCAGATACATCGTTCAGCACTACCGTCATCGGTGAGGCGGCGTAGACTTCAATAATCCCAGTATCAATAGGCCATTCCCCATCCTTGATATAGTAACTTGTTCCGTCAACTTGCTGTTCTACAATGTGGAAAGCACCTATTGGTTCTGCTTCCAGCGATGCCAGTGCAATTTTGAATAACTCGCCCTCTACCCGTGCCATCCCTGAATTGGGGTAGCATTTCGCAATCGCTATTTTTAATTTGGCTTCTTCGATTAATTTCTCTTTGGTTAATTCAGTCACTTTTCATTACCGCCCTTTCGGGCGGCCTCCTGACATTAATCGTTGTGATAACTCATAGCTTCATTTGCAGCATCAACTGGATCAACATCCCACCAGCAATAATTTGGTTCGACTCCTTCAGGTGTCCACGGCTCTAATTCATTTTTTGCCGCATTCTCGTCGCCAGTAATTTTAAAAATCTGCTCAGAAAATTTCCTTCGTTATATTTTTCCGCATTAATGGTTTTCTGTGTATTTAACATAGATATACCTCCAGTTAAGGATTTGATTTTATTTACAGTGCTAAATTTAATTATTCAGTTCTGTTTTTTTTCGCCCGGCGTATCCGCGCTTTCGCGTTACGCTCAATCTGAATTAACTTTTCTATATTTTTCCGCCTTTCCTGTTCCTCCTGGCGCAATAGCCTTACATCATCTGCCAGGTGATGCTGCCAACTTACTGATTTAGTGTATGATGGTGTTTTTGAGGTGCTCCAGTGGCTTCTGTTTCTATCAGCTGTCCCTCCTGTTCAGCTACTGACGGGGTGGTGCGTAACGGCAAAAGCAC